CGTCTATCGGCGCTTCGTCACGAACACCCCGCCCGACACCATCGTTCGGACGATCAACTACACGGACAACCCGTTCCTCTCGAACACCATCCTCAAGGTGATCAACGCCAAGAAGGCGGAGGACGAGGAGGAATACCGTCACGTCTACCTCGGCGAGCCCCGCGAGGACGATGACGCGGTCATCATCAAGCGGTCGTGGATACAGGCGGCGATCAATGCCCGCAGCGTCCTCGGACTGCCGGCGTCAGGACGGCGACGGATCGGTTTCGACGTTGCCGATGGCGGCGATGACAAGTGCGCCACGGTCGAGGCCTACGGGATCGAAGCTGTCAGGGTCGATGAATGGAAGGCCGGTGAGGACGAACTTCTCAAGTCAGCCTCGCGCGTTCACGCCCAGGCCGTCGAGAGCGGCGCGGAGATCGACTACGACAGCATCGGCGTCGGGGCCTTCGCAGGCGCCCATTTCGCCAGCCTGAATGAACAGAAGGCTGCAGCGGTCGCCTATCACAAGTTCAACGCCTCGGGCGCGATCCTGAACCCCAAAGCCCGGATCGACCCCAAGGACCCGCAGAGCCCGCTCAATGCGGACTTCTACCTCAACCTCAAGGCTCAGGCGTGGTGGGAAGTGGCGGCCCGGTTCCGCAACACCTTCAACGCGGTCAACCGGGGCATGCAGTTCGATGAGGGCGAGTTAATCTCGATCTCCCCCGACTGCGACCACCTCGACACGCTGATCGATGAGCTTTCGACGCCACGGCGCGACTACGACGGGAGCGGCAAGGTGAAGGTTGAAAGCAAGAAGGACCTGGCCAAGCGAGACGTCGCGTCTCCGAACAAGGCCGATGCGTTCGTGATGGCGTTTGCGCCTCGTGCGCGGGCCGCCATGCTCAACCTGGATAACCTCTGATGGCTGCCGTCATGATGAACGACGGCCTGGCCAACTCGATGGCCGGGTTGAACACCGAGCGGGACAAGGCGGCCCATAGCTATTACACGGCGCCGACTATCGACCGGCAGGAGCTGGTCAACGCCTACCGCACCTCGTGGATGGCCCGAAAGATTGTAGACATCCCGGCGCTGGATAGCTGCCGGAACTGGCGGGCATGGCAGGCCAGGCAGGAACTGATCTCGGTCATCGAAGCCGAGGAGAAGCGCCTCAATGTTCGCGGCAAGGTTCTGGACGCCCGCAAGAAGGCCCGCTTGTTCGGCGGCGCGGCGATCTATGCCGACTTCGGAGACGACGCCTCACAGCCCCTCGACATGGAGCGCATCAAGAAGGGCGGCCTGCGCTTCCTGACGGTGTTCACGTCTCAGCAGTTGACCGAGGGTGACCTCGAGACCGATCCGATGTCGGAGTTCTACAACTGCCCTAAGGACTACACGATCACCGCTGGCACAACCGGCCAGGCGCGCATTCACCCGTCACGTTTGACGATCTTCTACGGCAACGAACTTCCTGAGCAGGGCGTGTCTGGGAGCGCATTCGGCTGGGGAGACAGCGTGCTTGTCTCGGTCATGGACGCGGTCAAACAGGCAGAGGCGGCGGCGGCCAATATCAACAGCCTGATCTATGAGGCCAACGTCGACGTCATCACCGTGAACGGTCTGATGGACCATGTCGGCACAGAGGCGGGCGAGCGCAAGATCACCGAGCGCTTCAGGATCGCCGCGACAACCAAGGGCATCAATCGCATGCTGATCCTCGACGGCGAGGAGAAGTACGATCGAAAGACAATCGGCTTCAGCAACCTGCCCGATCTGATGGATCGCTTCGACCAGCACGCCGCTGGCGCCGCAGACATTCCGATGACCCGCTTCATGGGCATGTCACCGGGCGGCCTGAACAGCGCAGGCGAGAGCGATCTCCGGAACTATTACGACCGAGTCTCCGCGGGCCAGACGCTGGAGATGGGCCCGGCCATGACGCGGCTGGACGAAGCCCTGATCCGCTCGGCCACCGGCGCCCGCGACGAAGCTATCTTCTACGACTGGAACCCGCTCTGGCAGCTGTCGGAGAAGGACAAGGCGGACATCTTCAAGACCAAGTCGGACGCGGCGCGCGCGCTGGCGGGCAATGGCGGAACCTCCGAGCCTCTGATCCCCATCGAGGCCCTGTCAGACGCCGTGGTCAACGAACTGGTCGAAGATGGAGCCTTGGCTGGGCTGGAAGGCGCTATCGAGCAGTACGGCAAGCTCAGCGAGCAGGAAGATGACGACGACGATGAGGTGGCAGCCCTCGGTGCCCACCCAGCCCAGAAGCCAAACACCATCACGGATGCAGCGCCGCGCACCCTCTATGTCCAGCGCAAACTTCTTAACGCCGCCGAGTTCATCGCCTGGGCCAAGAGTCAGGGCTTCGAAACCACCACACCAGCCGACGACCTGCACGTCACCATCGCCTTCAGCCGCAACCCTGTGGACTGGATGAGGGCAGGCGAGCCTTGGAACAACGAGAAGAACGGCAACCTGACCGTCCAGCCCGGCGGCGCACGGATCGTTGAGCCCCTCGGCGACAAGGGCGCTGTGGTGCTGCTGTTCAACTCGTCCGAGCTGTCATGGCGTCACGAGGCGATCAGGCGCGATGCTGAAGCGTCATGGGACTTCCCGTCTTACCAGCCTCACGTGACCATCACTTACGCCGGTGGCGACCTCGATCTGTCCGCGGTCGAACCCTACCGCGGCAAGCTGGTCTTCGGCCCCGAACTGTTCTCGGAGCTTGATGAAGACTGGTCCTCGAAACTGTCCGAGGAATAGCATCATGCAACTGTTCGACGCCGTCACCCTCGGCGAGCCCAGGCTCACGCGGGACGGATACCTCGTGGCTGACGCCAAGATCGCGCGCACCGGGATCCAGCTCTACTCCGGCAAGGAAGTGGACCCCGAGAACAAGCAGGGCGTCCGCGACCGCGCCGTGATCCGCGTCTACCGGCCCGAGAGCGAGGTCTTCGCGACCGACGCCATGGCCAGCTTCGCGCACAAGCCGATCACCGACGATCATCCCTCGGAAGCCGTCTCGTCGAAGAACTGGAAAGCCCACAGCGTCGGCATGACGGGCAACGAGATCGCCCGCGATGGCGCGTTCATCCGCGTCCCCATGGTCGTGATGGACGCGGCCACCATCCAGAACTGGAAGGACGGCAAACGCGAACTGTCCTGCGGCTACGAAAGCCAGATCGTCTTCGACGCAGGCACGACGCCAGAAGGCGAGGCCTACGACGCCATCCAGACCAACATCCGTGGAAACCACCTGGCCATCGTCGGGCGCGGTCGCGCGGGTTCCGAATGCCGCATCGGGGATCATCAGGGCGCCCCCGCGGACATCTCACCCCCGCCCTCAATCCAAGGAGACCGCCACATGGCGCTCAAGACGATCATCGTGGACGGCCTCCCGGTCGAGACCACGGACGCAGGCGAAGCCGCAGTGAACAAGCTGCGCGGCCTGCTTTCCACGGCGGACACCGCTCTGACGACCGCCAACACCACCCATGCCAAGGCCATTGCGGACAAGGACGCGGAACTGGCCAATAAGGACGGTGAGATCGAAGAACTGAAGAAGAAGGTTCTCGACGACGCCGCGCTGGATGCCCTGGTCGCTGATCGCGCCGCGGTCGTAACCAAGGCCAAGGCGCTGGACGCCAATGTCGTCACCGACGGCAAGTCCATCGCCGACATCAAGCGTGCCGTGCTGGGTGACAGCGTCAAGGACAAGTCCGAGGCCTACATCGACGCCGCCTGGGACATGAAGACCGCGGACACCGCCGACAACACCGTCCGTGACGCGATCCGCACTCAGGACCACTCCATCAACACCAACGATGCCTGGGGCGATACCGTCTTCGCCTCGGCCGGCGTCAATCTGAAGAAGGCGCGCTGATCATGGCTCAACTGAACGAGAACCGCGGCACGGCGAACTTCCTCGTGTCGGAAGCGAACGGCATGTACCGCTCGCGTGACGAAGGCACTGTCGCCGCTGGCGCCACCCCCGGCCTGCTGGCTGGGACCATCCTCGGCAAGCTGACCACGGGCGGCAACTACGTCGCCTATGACCCTGCCGCTTCGACCGGCGCCCAGACCATCGCGGGCATCCTGTTCGAAGCTGCGGTCGGCACCGTCAAGCGCACCATCGTCACCCGCGACGCCGAAGTGAACGGCGCGCATCTCATCTACCAGTCCGGCGCCAATGCCGCTGCGAAGGCCACCGCCAACGCCGCGCTCAAGGCCCTCGGCCTCATCGTCCGATAAGGGAGCCCTGAACCATGGCATCGATGGACATCTTTAATAACTCGGCCTTCTCGATGACGTCCCTGACGGGCGCCGTCTCCAAGGTCGGGTACAAGCCCCAACTGCTGGGCTCGCTAGGCATCTTTGAGCCCATGCCGGTCCGCACTCGCACAGTCTACGTGGACCGCCGCGAGGGCAAGATGGT